CTCGCTGGAACTGCCGCGTTGCTCCTCGGCCTTGTCCTGCTCCACGTTCCACTGCTTGAGGGCTGTTCGGTTCTCTTCGAGGCTCTGGTCCGGGTGCCAAATCACCTTGCCGGTTCTCTTGTCCTCGATCACCAGCCCCGACTTCCGCTCGCTTTTTGGTGTTGAGGGCTCGGTCTGCGGTGTCGAGGTCGGTTCCGATGCCATGCCGAAAGTCTACGGAGATCGGTTCTGTCTTGCCAGTTGCTGCGTCGAAGTGCTTCAGGCCCAGATATCCGACGCGTTCTTTCAAGCGGTTAACGAACCGCTGCAGCTCCACAGGGTCGTCGTGCTGGAGTGCGTACTCGTCGCCAGACAGATGTGTGGCGTCGAAACTTGAGCCGCCAAGGTGCGCGATGAGGTCACCGAAGGCGAGCAACATCCCGTTGCCAGTCTCCTTGCCGTACTTGTTGTTGGCGTCCTTCAGCCCGCGCATGTCCAGCATCGCGGCGTTGGCTTTCCGAGGAATTGCCTCCCACGCCTTCTTTGCGAGCAGGCCAGTGGGCACGTCCCTGCCGCCGACCTTCACCTTGTCGACGTAGACGCGCTGGGCGTACTGCTGATCCGACAGGCCTCCAATTTCATGCACCAGCTCGGGTGGCACCGTTCCAGCGGCGCGCTCGGGCCCGAACTTGAGCCCAGCGACATCGAGCTTCGGGTTGAGGCCACCGCGCTCGGGTAGCGCCTTCTCCTTGCGCATCTGCTCCACCTTCGCATCCAACGCAGCGAAGGCCTTGTCGGCATTCTCACCCACTGCGCCCATGAGATTGAGGTTCTCATTCCCGGTCGCCTTGCGCGCCCGTTCTAGGGTGCGTTCGAGATCCGCCTGGTCCTTCACGTGAAGCACGAAGTTCGTGCCGCCTCGTGCCGCCTCTGGATGCTCAGAACCGACGCCAGTGGCAACGGCCCGCATCATGTCGTTGGCGACGTTGTGACCACCCGCTGTCGGATGGTCGTTGATGCCCTTCACGTCTGGCGAGGTGATGACCGCGACCTGGTTGCCTTCTGGGACTGGCCCTTGGTCGATGACCTGACGCTCGCGCAGGCCGGTGGTCGAATCGATGAAGGTTTCCTGCGCGCGTGCCTCAGGCGACATGGTAGCGAGGCGTGACTCGAGGAACCGTTCGGCTGTGGGCCGCAATGCGCCCTGGAAGTGTTGCACCGCGGCGGCGGCCACGGTCTGACCCTTCGGCCCCAGCACCCGCAGGCCGCCGAGATTGCCAAGCGTCGCGGCCTCGGGCACCGAGACGCCAAGACGGAGCGCCATCGTGCCGACGTACTCCGCGACGAGGTCCGCGTTCTGTTTCGCCACGTCGCGACCGATTCCCGCCTTGACCGCCTGCTCGCGGATGAAGTCCCGCACCTCGGTCTTGCCCTGCTCCAGCTCTGGCGCTCGCCGGTTCGCCTCTTCCTCGAGCCGCTTCTCTTGCGCCTTGCGCTCCTCGGTGAATTGCCGCGGCGTGAGGTCATCCGGGAAGAGCTTCGCGTCCATCGCCAGGCCTGCAGCGTGCTCGGTCTTGGCGATGCTCTTGAGATACTTCTCGGCGGGGATGGCGAGGTCACCCTTTGTGCCCATCGCCTCAGAGAACGCCTTGCCACCGTCGCCGATGACCTTTGCCGCCACCTCTCCCGGGTCCAGCTTCTTGTCCTGCCAGTAGCGCGTCCACTCTTCCACTGGCACGTAGACGTTCTTGACCGTGCCCTTCTCGGTCTTCATCTGCTCGACGGCCTTTTGGAAGAGTTCCGGGCTGCGCTCGAGAAGCTTGGAGGCGTTCGCGCTTTCGGTCATCGCCTCGAGCCGAGCGGCACCCTCGGCGCTGGAGCGGTAACGGCCGATGTCCTTCACCAGCTCGCGCCCTGGGCCGATGGCCGAAATCAGCCACATGTCGCGCAGGCCGCCGATGAAGCCGTCCGCTGCGGCCTTGGTGACCGAGCCCTGTTCGTCGAACGGCTGGCCGGAGATGTCTTCGGCCGCGTTCACCGTCGCCTGATTCACCCCAGCGACGGCGCCCATGATGGTTGCACCGGTGACCCAGTGCTTGCCGAACTCGAGGCCGCCTCGCTTGATGATGCTGGCCACGCTTGCGTCGGTGAGCGCCTTCTCGACCGTCGTGGCGCCAAGGCGGGCCATGAGCGGCTTGGTGAGAAATCCTCCGAGCTTTCCGGTGAGGCCACTCATCAGGCCGCCAGTGATTACCGCGCTGCCCTGTGCGAGCGCCTGTGCCACCTCCGGGTCGAGCGGCTGCCCGTTCGTGTCCTTGAGGTTGATCAGCTTCCAGTAGCTAGGGCCCAGCGCCTCGTAATAGTTGAACAGGCCGGCAGAGACGAACTGACCGACACCAGCGCCGAAAGCCGCTCCACCGGTGGCCGCAACCGCCGCACCCGGTCCGGTCTCGACACCAGCGGCGCCGGCCTCACCGCCAGCGACGAGAGCCCCAACCGCTCCACCTCCGGCGCGTGCCGTGAGGTCCATTGCCAAGTAGGGGAGCATTCGGGCCGTGGCAATCACTGCCGTGCTGATCGGCCCGTTGTCGCCGTAGTCCTTGTTCGAATACTGCTCCTCGTAGGCGCGGATGGCCGATTGATTCTCGGGTCCACTTCCAGGGCCATCGATCGCCTCGCTGAACTGGCGTGCGACAGTGCGCTGGTCGTTGATGGCGTCCCAGATTGCGTGGAAGGGGGCACCGCCCTGGAAGCCATTCGGACCCCAGCTGCCCAGGGCCCACTCGACGCCAGCAAGGTTCGCCGAGTCATCTTTCACCAGCGGCAGCGCCTCGGGCGTGGCCTGCAGCATCTTCACGAGGCCGGGCTGCCGGTACGAGACGCGCGCCCAGTCATCCTTCGTAGCCACCGCGTCGACCCTGGCCTTCACCGCGTCGAGGTTCTGCTCGACGAAGTCGGGGGCCAGGCCCGATGCGCCGGAGTACCGAAGCACCTCGGCTCGGCGATTCGGGTCCGCCTTGTCGTTCTCGACGCGCCACTGGAGTTGCTTTGCACCGAGATCTCGAAGGCGGTCTTCCTCGGCCTTCATCTGGTCGAGCGCGTCATCGACCGGGCTCACAGACTTCGTGAGCTTCTCGGGGACTGCCGTCCCTGGGTCGGGCGCGGGCTGGCCGGAATCCGGCTGAACGTCGAGCTTGCCGTCGTCGCCCTTGTAGGCGAGTTCGAACTTGGACTTGGGAGGGCTGGAGGGGTCGTCGGGCGCGGCGGGCGCGGCCTCGGCGGCCTTCATCTGATCCAGCACTTCTGAGAGGTCGGGCACGTCAGTCTCCGTAGTCGGGTGTCGGCTGACTCAAGTCGAGACCCCACTCGGACGAGACGTCTTTCGACGAAGTAGCTGAAGCTGCAGGTTGCTGAACAGGGGGCGCTGCGAAGCCGTGGGCCGCCCGGAGTGCGGAATCAATCTTCTGGTCGGTGGGCTCGATGCCGCGCGCGCGCATGCCCTTGACCACTTCGGACTTCTGCTCGTCGGTCCACTCGGGCTCGAACTTGGTGTCCGGGCCTTTCGTCAGCGCCTCGAGCCGTGTCTTGCCGCCTGCGCCGAAGTTGGTGCCGAAGTAGCCGGAGCCCGGAATCTTGCCCTTGACGAGGAGGTTGTTGGTCCACTCCTCCATGAGCTTGAAGGGTGGCGCCTCGCCCTTGGCGCGGCGGTACGCCGTCGCCTGCTCGCGCAGAACCTCGGTCGCCTTGTAGTAGAAGTCGGCCGCTTCTCCGTCCCACTGCGCCGGGTCCTTGCCCTTCGGTCCAAAGAGGCCGGCGTCGCGCCCCTTCTGGAGCAGCATGTTGTTCTCTTCCGGCGTGATGGTTCCCGGCTTGGCGGCCTGACCGTGCGCCGTGGCGAAGAGAGCGCCAGCACGTTCGCGGTCGTTCTTCGAGAGCATGGGCCAGACGGTGGCGTGGAACTCCGGCTCGCTCATCGTGGCGTACTTGTCGGGGTGGTCGTGCAGATCCACCTCGAACTGCGTCATCGCGCGGCGCTGATCATCAGACGGACCAGCTCCGCGAGCGTGCGCCCCGTCCGCATTGGAGATCTGCAACAGTGACTGCCATGCCTTCGGGTCATTGCCTGGCGTCTTGCCGTCGCCAATCATCCACGCCTTGGTGGCCGGGGGCACGTCGTTGATGTTCTTGTTTTGCAGGTATGCCGACAGCGCTGCGTCGAAGTTGTCGGACTTCACCGACGTCTCGTGCGCTTTCTCGAGCGTCAGGAAGTGGTCAAAAGCCACCCTGGCGGCATCGCTTCGCGTGTCCTTGGGAATTGCCTCAAACGTCGCGACGGCCTTGGCCTCATCAATGAAGCCGTTCGGCTTGCGGGCGCTGTTCACAACCTGCAGCGCTGCGGCGTCACCCTGTTGCCTGTCGCGTTCGATGTTGATGACGTTCTCGAAATGGTCGGCCTTGATTCCGAGCTGGTCCTTGACTTGCGAGTAGAGCGTCTGCGCGCCCTTCCAGTCCTTATTCGCGATGTACTGGTTGAGCCGAGTCGAGGCGACGTCCTGCATCATTTCGGCTTCGAACTGCTTCTCTGCGGCGGGGCGACCGGCGAGCAGGGCGTGCGCTGGACCGATGACGCTCGACACCTGCTGCTGCACCACGCTGGGGTCGGTGTAGTTATTGGCGATGGTGTTCAGCGCTGTGGCCCGAGCCGACTTGAGGGAGTCCTCTTGACCGACCCCGATTTGCTGCGCGGCATGGTCCTCGATGCGGCGGCGTGAGCTAACGAGCAGCCCGTCGCTCTCCTGCTGGAAAAGCTCGCGCTGTTTGTCGTTGGTCAGGCCATTGAGCAAATCCTGTTGCCGCTTCTTGAGTGCATCGTAGGCGTTAGTGCTTGAGCCGACTGCGTCCATGCCGCGCATCTGCAGGAACCCTGGACCCTGCGGCGCGTCTGGTGTCTTGAGCGACTCGGCAAAGGCCCCAGGCTCAGGCGTCAACACCGTCACGGTTTTCTCGCCCGCTGCCGAGATATCGGCGTCGGACGGAGGCGCGCTGGCGCCATCGTTGCCGGCCACGCCTGGAACGGCTTGCTGTTGTGACCCGCTCCCGTGCAGCACCGTCGTTTCGTAGTCCTGCCACTGCGTCAGGGCATTGCGCGCAGCGGTGACGTCGGCCTTGTGGCGCGCCTCGTCTAGCTGGCGCTGATACTCGGCGTCGTCTTTCCGTTGCTGCGAGATGGCCGAGTCAAACCCCTGACCCACCACAGTGAGGCCGCGCCCGATGGCTTCCGCATTGCTGTCTGGCATGCCGCCAACGTGGCCGGGCACGCCACCGGCGCTTTGCTCAACCTGTCGCTGATAGATGGGGACTTTCATCCGAACATTCCCCCCGCGCCGCCAATGAGTTGCCCTGCGCCGCTGAGCACGCTGGCCGTGCCTTGGTTCTGCGCGGAGGCAACCTTTGCCCGGTACGTCTGCGCCGCCTGCTCTTGCTGAACCTTGAAGCCCCAGGCCTGTCGCGCTGCGTTGTTCTTCGCCGTCTGCGCGTCGAGTTCAGACTGGCCAGCAGTGTCGGCTTGCACGGCCGCCGCCGTGCCGACGGTCGAGTCCACGCCGCTGTTGGTGTAGGCGACCTTCTGTCCGGCCTGGACTTGAGCGCCAAGGGCTCGCGCGTTGCTGGCGTCCGCCGTGCCTTTCAGCGTGGCGTTGCGCGCCCCGTACTGAGCCAGGGCGTCGTTGGCGTTCCATTCGGCCTGAGCGCTCGCCTGCGCGTCGGTGGCGCCCTTGATGCCGCTGTAGATGGTTCCAATGCCACCAATCATCGAGCCCATGCGTCTCTCCTCAGTCGGGCGGAAACGAACGGAACTCCAGCCGGCCCGAACGGCATGGGCTCGCCGACGTCGAAGCCCAGCCATTTCGCCCACCGCACCGCGGCCGTGTAGCGAAAATCAATGATGTTGAAGAGCACCGGATATAGCTGGAGCATGTGGGCCACGACCCAGCGCGCGATGCGCACGAATGGCCTCGGGTGTCGGGCGAAGGAAGCGCCGGTCAGGAACCACACGTGGCCGACCGGCTCATCGACACCGGCGAGCTGGCCGACACCGAACATCGCACCGACTTGGCCATCAACCAGAGCTGCGTACGCGACGTCGGAGGTATCGACCGACTGCACCAACGCCGCGAGGGGCGCGAGGCCACCGGCATGGCACTCGGCCACGTCCTCGGCGCGCATGGTCCTGGCGAGCGCCTCGGCGTGCTCGCGCGTGGCCAGGACCACCTGGGCTTCACTCGCCAAAGGCAAGCTCCCTCGTAAGGCCGACGACGGTGACCGGGAGCGGCATGGACTGCCGCAGCACTGCGCGCGCCGACTGGTCCCAAGTACTGTCGACGGGCATGTCGACCAGTGTGGTGGCCGAGCTGATCGCGTTGTAGCCGTCAGCCACGTCGCGCTGCACCCACTCGTCGAGGTTGTCGAAGTCCTGCCCGACTTGCAGCCCAAGGGACTGGTCGACTTCGAAGCCGATGCGCTCGACGGTCTTCTTCTTGAGCCGCGCCTCGCCACCTGCGACGTCGAGTGTCTCGAGTTCCGGCGTGAAGAGCAGCCCGACGTAGGCCACCAACCGCGGGCCAAGGCCTGTGTCGACATTGGCGGCGAGCGGGTCACCGAGGTCAATCCCTCCGCTGGCAACCGTTAACGGCCCGAGGGGGTCTGACCCCTGCGCGAGCACCCAGACCTCCTTGCCTTCGAGGTGCCCTAGTCCGGTGATGGTCGAGATGCCGCCGACACCGAAATACTGCAGCGCGCTGTCCAGGCAGATGAAGTCCGGGGCCTGGGCCACGGCAGGGGTAGCGTTGACGACGACGCCGCCGTACTTCACGCGCGATGTCATGCGCTCGATGTACCGGTGCTTTCCGGCAGCGCCCAGGTCCCTGACCACCACGAGGTAGACCGCGTCCTCGTTCGCCTCCGGGATGGCGCACACCGACTCGACGACGCCGTCTGTGTCGTGGCGCGCCCAGGCCCAATTCTGGCGGTTGAAGGTGAGGGACAGCAGCGCGCCATCGGCCCGAACAGCCCACACCAGGCCCCACGGGTCCTCGGCGTAGCACCAGTCGACGAGGCTCTTGTCCTTGCCGGTGAAGAGGTGCAGGGCGTGCTCGCTGATGTCGACCCCCTGCATCGATGAAATTTGGTCTTGCCCGGCGAGCGCTCGGACACCTCGACCCTTTGCGCGCGCGTACAGCATGGCGCCCTCGACGATGAGCGGCGGCAGGTGGGTTGCGCCAACTTCCTCCTCGACGCGGGCCTCGATGTGGTCGAACGCCATCGGTTGCCCTTGGCCACCGTCGGCACTCCACACCGAGACGCTCGTAGGCATCACCAGCTTGCCGAGCACCGCGGCGCTTCGAATCTCTTCCCGACGACGCGAGGCGAGTTCGAAGTGCAGCGCCTCGTCCTCGACCTCTAGGTACTCGCGCACGTCCCAGTTCTGGAAGTCGTTGACCTTTGAGCCGAAGAAGTCTCCGGGCTTGTTGGTCGGACCCATGAAGAACAGCCGGCCCTGGTAGAAAGCGCAAGCCGTCGGCCATCCGGTGCCGCCTGGGGTTGCCGGGTCGCTGAACGGCTCCGTTCCGACGGGTGGCTGGATTGCGTAGTTTGGAGCCTCGCCGACGTCGACAAACTCGCGGCTCTTGGTGCTGCCTACCCAACCGAACGCGCCGCCCTTGCCGCGGTACAGAAGGTATTCCTGCACGACGTACGTGTCGGAGCCCTCGGGCGGCGACAGCAGCGCCGAAGTGTCGTCGCGGCGCAAGATGATGGGCATGTCCTGGTAGACGGACCAATTGTCCCCAAGGATGAGGTGGCTTGAGCCGTCGAAGTCGTTGCCGTCGAAGGTGAATGAGACGCGCTCGCCGAGCGTTTCGTAGACCGCCCCCGTTTCGTTGTCCTTCACGACGGCCGTCCACAGCCACTGCCACTCGCGCGAGATGTGGTCGACGTCCGGGTAATTTCGCCCGGCGATGACCTTCCAGTGGACCGTCCCGTCGGTGATGTCTTGGCTGTCGGTGATGGGGCCACCTCCCATTGCTGAGGTGCCTGGCGTGATGCATTTGTAGACGTAGAGCCCGCTCTCGATGATGTCGTCGAGCAGGTAATCGTGGCTCGCTTCCCAGAACGCAGGCCGGACAATGCAGAAGCCCGTGGTCACGGCGGCAGGGTTTCCGACGTCAGTTGGCCACGGGGTGTATGCCTTGAAGCGCACCGCCTCGACCGTCCAGTCGGCGTGCGCGTTGCGGCGCAGACGCTGCGGCGGGTGATTTGGCGAACAGATGATGAGTTCGTCGCCAAGCTGGGCGGTCTGCAGCTGCCAGATGTCTTCGTTGCTGTACGGAGTCGGAACCTCGTAGGGCGTTCCCGGGGGACTCTCGACCTGGCCGCCGTTCGTGATGAAGCGCACGTACAGATTTCCGAACTCGAGAGCGTACGACTGGTACAGCGCATCCCCGGAGTCGAAGCGAATGAGTCGCGCTTGGCCTTCGTCCCGGTCGGGGCCAAGGCTGGGCGAGTCCACGTACTTCGACCCAACGACGTAGGTGGTGCCCGGCCTCGAGACGGCCGCACCCTGACGCGACGGGAAGAAGTTCCGCATCGTGCGCAGCCCGCGGCCGTATTGCGGCAAGTCAGTGCGCCCCCAGAGCTGGGGGTCCAGTTCACCGCCGCCGAAGTTCGTCTGGCGAACGCTCGGGGGCACGCGTCACCGATTCCTCTCGAAGGAACTCAGCGGTGGACGCCGCGGCTTCTGCTGCTTCGAGCTTGCTGCGGCTGCCCGAGCCAGCGTCAACTCGAATTCGCGCTGGAGCGCCTCGGCGAGAGGTGGCCGCTTGGCGACGCTCAGCGCGAGGTCTGACGCCAGCTTGTACGACAGCGCGTCGACGAAGGTGGACGTGAAGCGCGGCACCGCCTCGATGCGAGCCGTGTAGACGAGTTCGGCATCGGGCTGATCTGTCAGCAGTACCCGACCCAGCGCTGCATCGTCCTCGGTCTCGAAGGCAATGCCACGGTTCCCGCTGACCAGGCCAAGGATGTCGGCCGGTGCGATGAGCACGTCGTCGTCGTCGAGGTTGTTCTGGTTGGGCTCGATGTACCGCGGGGCGATGCAGTCTGCCGGCAGCGTGTAGGCGTAAGCCCAGCCACCGCGCTGGCCATCGGCAATGGCACCAAGCACAGACCGACGCCGTGCGAAGGGCCAGTCTCGGGCCTCAAGCGTAGCGTCGCGGGAGTCTGCGTACAGCGCCTTGCATGCGCGGGCGATGGCGCTGGCCTGGTCCAGCGAGACAATCTGCTGGAGCTGGCCGATGCGCGCGAGCGCGCGGTTGCAGATGCGCGCTTCCGCCGTCGCCATGCGTCACCCTTTCCGGTGGTTAGGCGACGTCCGTGTCGGAGGCGCGGCCGGACTTCTTGCCCTTGCCCTTGGCGGCGTCGTCTTCGAGGACCGGCGCGGTATCCAACTCGGCCACCAGTTCGGCGGTCTCGTCGGCCTTCAGGGCTGCGGCCCGCTCAGCTGCGGCGATTCCTTTCGAGCTTGCCGGCCTGAACGTCACGCTGGGCTCACGATCGAGCGGGAGCTTGATGACCTCGCCCGGCTTGTAGAGAACGCCCTGGCTGTACGCGCCCTGGGGCCCGACCACGTAATGCGCGTGGGTCGAGGTCTTGTGGGCTGCGGCCTTGATTTTCGCCCGCAGCGCCTTGTCGGCCTTCTGCTTCGGGGATTCTTCCTCGGCGAAGAAGGTCTTCGCTTCGGCCAACTGCTCTTTGGTCAGTGCCATGGCGTGTGCTCCGTTGGACGTCGGTTAGCCGACGTTGGTGGTCTGGCGGGTCGGGGTCAGGAACGCGCTGACCTTGCCCGCGGTCGGGTCATGCACCGCGGTCGTGTACTTGATGCCCAGGTAGTTCTTGGTGATGCCGATCGGCAGCGTCCCGCCGAGGCGGAACTGGTAGCCGAGCGCCGGGCAGACAATGGCCTGGCTCGACTGGAGGATGACCGGGTTCGTCAACAAGTCCTCGCTGTCGGCCATGATGAGTTCGGCCTTGACGGTGCCGTCGCTTGAGGTGCTGGTGAACGCCTCGTTGACCTCGACCACGACTTCGACTTCATTGCCCGCGCCGACGTCGTGCGGGCCGCCAGTGCCGGTCCCCAGTTGCGGGATGGCTTGCGGCGCATCGAACTTGATTGTCCGCTCGCTGTAGATGACGCCAACGGCAGCGACCAGGCTCTGCTGGTCGCTCATGTACAGGTTCTTGTCGGTGACCATGGTGCAGTGCTCCTGGGAAGGGGTTACGCGACGACGTCTTCGGTGTTCAGCAGCGCGTCGGTCTGCCGGATGGGCATGCCGAGGAAGTTGACGACTTCGGCACCGCCGGCACGGTCAATGGAGAACGTGCTGTTGATGGTGCTGTCGAGGGCCTGTTGGTGCAGGTAGGTCGCAATCTTCCGGTTGCAGTAGATGGCGCACCGGCCCTGGCGATCGAACAGCTGGTGGGCCGCGTCGATCATGTCCTGGATGAGCAACTTGCCGGTCTTCGCGATGGCGCTGGTGTCGATGTTCGCCAGCCGCACCACGTAGCGCGCATCCTCGACCACCAGACCACAGCGCCACTTCCAGATGCCGACGTAGGCGTTGAACTCGTTCCCGTCCTCGTCCTCGGTCATCACCTGACCCATGTCCTTGTATTGGAGGCCGGTCGCGGTGCCCTTGGGAACGACGCCGTACACGTGGTCGTCGCTCCAGTTAATGAACCACATCGAGGACTGGTCGCTGCCAGAGTGGGAGATGCCAGAGTTGATGATTTGCCCGGTGTACGGAATGCCGGACAGCGCATCGAGACGGGGCGCGAGGCCCATGATGCGCTCGGGGTGCGTCTTCGTCGACTCGTAGAAGAGCGCCGACTCGAGGGTGTTCATCAGCGACTCGCCCATGGCCATTTCCTGCTTGGCCCGGTACGGCGCGCCGCCATTCAGCTCGACGAGGTCCACGTCGATGGCGTTCTTCAGCGCGAGCATGCCGCACGACTCGTCGACCGTGTCCTGCGTCGCCTTCGAGTTCGGGATGCCTTCGTTGATGCGCTTCCAGGTCGGGCTGGGGAGCGCGCGGCGACGGCTGATGCGATGACCGCCCGACATGTTGCCCTCGCGCCAGACCATGTCCTGCAACAGCGGCCGGCGCATGGTGAGGGTCTCGATGACCTTCAGCGGCATCCCATCGGCGCCCTGGCTCTTGGCCAGGTCGAGCAGCGTGGGGTTGGTGTCGACGAGGGCGGTAGTGGCCACGGTTCAGCGCTCCTTCAGGTGAACAGCTCGGGGGACTTGTCGAAGAACTTCTGGAGGTCGCCGCTGGCTGACGCTCCGTTGGTGGCCTTGCCGCCAGACTTCACGCCGGGGTCCTCGGCGAGCGTGGCGCCGATGCGTGCGAAGAGTTTGACGAACTCGGGATGGTCTCCCGCGCCAGCCTCCTGCCACTTCTTGAACGACTCGGACTCGCCGAACTTCGCCATCGCGCGCTGTACCGAGCGCAGGTTCTTGTCGTAGTTGGCGCCACCGAAGTCCGGGTCGGTCTTGAGCGACTCGCGCCACGTCTTGCGCTCGTTCGCAAGCCACTTGGCTCCAGCCTCGTCCCGCGACCTCTCGGCCGCGGCTTGGCGCTTCATGTCGAACTCTACGAGCGCCTGGGCCTGGCCAGACTTGAAGCCGCCCTTCTTGGCGAGTTCTCGGAATTCAGCGAGCGACGCGTCGTCGAGCTTCTGGCCTTCGCCGAGCTTGGGTGCCCACTTCTCGTCGACCGCAGCCTCGAGCGCGGCCTTCTCGGCTGCCGCTGCAAATGCGGCCGCCTTCTGTTCTGGAGTCTCGGCAATCGGTGCGGGTGCCTTGGCGGCGCCGTCGGTGGTAGCCTCGGTGCCATCAGCAGGCTTGCCCGCCGCCTCGCTGAGAATGCTTGCGCCGGTGACTTCCGTCGTCATGAGTCCGCAGCGTCGTCCACGCTGTGGACAACGTGAGGCAGCAGCTCAGTGAGGCGAATGTGCTGCAGCTCGACCCACGCCTGCTCGCCGCCGACTCGCAAGATGTCGCGCTCAAGGGCCAGCCCGAACTCTCGCCGCGCGGCGTCGCGCTTGTTCAGCACCGAGCCGTAGGTGCCAGCTTTGAGCAGCAAGCGAGCGATGACACGTCGGCCAGCCGGTGTTCTCAGCACCTCGCGCAAGTCGAGGGCCGCCTGCGTGCGCTCCCGCTTGCGCCAGGCGTCGAGCTTGTCGGGCTTGGTCACCGAATGCAGCGGGCCGTGTAACCGGAGTCCGGCTGATTGAATGAGCCGCCGTCGGTGATGCCGGTCGCGCATGCGCGCACCTTCACCGCGTCGGCAGCGCTCACGTAGGCGTTGATGTTGCCGAAGGCGTTCACGAGCACTTGGTCGACACCCAGAAGGACTTGGTCGCCGAAGCGACAGCCGGTGGCGGTCATCGCACTCGACTCGGCGCACACGGTGTCGACGGCCGCGCTGGCGCCGCCCAGCGTCGGGAAGTCGTAGTCGAGGTGTCCGACTCCAGTGAAGACGATGGCATTCCCACCATCGAAGACCCCTGGCTGAGTGCTGTTCAGGTAAAGGGGGCCATTCACGTAGAAGGGAGACACCTTCGAGCCAATTTCGATGCCTCTGGCTGTCCTCACTTGAGCGGCGACACCAACTCCGAGGACGACGGCTGCAAGCGCGAGGAACGGGAGGGCTCGTCTCATGGGCGAAGAGTCGCCCTCGCCGTGGACAGAGTGAGTCAGCGTCCGCCAGGACCCGTGGCGTCGAGCATGCGCGTGAGGGCGTTGTCGCCCTCGGTGTCGGCCTGACTGAGCGTCTTCGCAGACTGGGCGGCGGCCTGCACCTGCTGCATTTGTGCCGCCTGTGCCGCCTGCTGTGCGCGCTGTGCCCGTAAGGCCTGGACTTGGTCGTCACTGCGAACCAGGCCCGGAGGCGTGCCCAGCATTTCGCCGTACGTGTCCATCATCTGGTCGAGGTCCAGCTTGTCGAGCACGTCCGGGTGCGCGGCCGCGAGTTGACCACCAAAGCTGGCCAGTTCTCGGATGCCCTGAATCCCGACCATTTTCTGCGCCTGGGCCAGAATGGAGACGAACTCGACCTTGAGTTCCTGCCCCTGCATCTCGGCCGGTGGTTCTGGAATCTCCCCGTACCGCAGGGCAACGCTGAACACGCGCTCGAAGAACGGAATCAGGCCCTCGTCGTGAAAGCGTTCGAGCATGGGCCCGAGCTGGAGCACCTTCTCGCTCTTGCGCTCCACAACCTCGGTCGCAGTCATCCGGCCGCCCGTCGTCTCGTCGTTGGCCAGCATCAGCCAGAGGTCGACCTTCCACGTCTTGTTGATGCGCAGTTCGACGCGCGCCACCTCGTTGCCGACAGCAGGGAGCGCCTGCGGCGAGAGTTCAAGGGCAGGCCTGAAGCCTCGGCCCTGTGACGCAGGGTCCTCGTAGTTGATGCCACCGGGCATCAGGTCGACCGGCTCGTCGCGCATGCTCGACGGGCCAACCATGGGAGGGTCAGAAATCTTATCGAGCACCTGTAGCCCACGACGCTCGAGTTGCTGCAGCGTCTTGCAGTCCCCTAGCGACATCTCGCCCGGGTAGCCGCTGCCATAGACGTCCTCGCCGGTGGTGCTCCACCGCGGGGCGATGAATGGACACTCGTGATAGCCCTGCTCGCGCAGGAAGCCATCGGCCTCGTTGCCGCCAACGTCAAGCCAGCAGCTCCGGTACGTCATGCCCTCCGGCCCAAGTCTGCCTTGGACGTACTCCGGGTTTGGCTCGATGACGTGGAGCAACTCAATCCATTCATCAAAGCGTCGGCGCTGGTTGGCGTTGAGAATCCGCTCGCTGCAGTTCTCGGCACCGAACTCCTCGATGCACTGGCGCACGGTCATCGAGACGCGATGGAACAGCGTGTCGACCTTGCCAGCGGCGTTGGCTGCCAGTGCATAGCTGCCAACCGGATACACCGTCGCCCTGATCAGCCGTTGCACGTCCTCCTCGATGAGCATCGGAGAGACTCCGAAGCCGCCAAGGTCGACGTACATCTCGTGGAACTTCAGGTAGACGTTGCTGCCGGCGAGAATGGCGCGCAGTCGCTCGTCGAGGCGGTTGCACCAGTCCTTCACCGACTCCAGATCGCCCAGCTCCTTGTCCTTCGTGGTGGTGCGCCACCAGGGACGGGTCGGCGAGGTGATGCCGGCCTGCATGCCTGCCGCGTTGATATCCGAGGCGCGCCACGGGCCGTTGTTGATGATGTTCTGGTCTTTCCGCTCGCCGCGGTTTCTTCCCGATACGAGGAAGCGTTCGCGGTGTGGCTGAACGTGGCGCGCGATGTCCCGCCACTTCGCATCGTGGCTGGCGCGCTCGTTCCGTAGCTCTTGGTCTCGCCGAAGGTACTGCTGCCGGCGCGATTCGTTATCCATCACTGACCTCCGAGCTTCGTGGTGCCGAGATTCAGGCTGCCCATGCCGCCCTGCGAAAAGGTGCTGGACCGACCGACACCCAACATGAGCCGGTTCATCTCAGACGCCCTGCGCTGACGCACGACCGCGTCCGTGAACTCCGGCGAGTCGGGTGGTGGCTTGGCGCCACCGGCCGCGACCGCGAGGTTGCCCCACGGGTCCACCGCAGACTGCGCGTTGCCCTGGCCGTTGCCAGCCCTGGAGCCGTCGGCGTTCCAGTAATTGAGGATGTCCTGGTTCGGCTTGTTGTCGGTCTTGAATCCCATGGTTCAGCCTCGCAGTGGGTCGTAGTCGTTGGCGCTGTTGCGTCTGCCTGCGCGACGGGTTCGCGCCTGCTCGTTCATGTCGCGCGCGCGCTTGGCGATGACGGGCGACGCGAAGGTGAGCACGAAGCCGTCGGCTCTGTCCGGGCTGCGGCCAAGGCGAGCCTTGATGTCGAGCTTCGGCTCTAGACAGATGCGATTCTGATTGTCGGGGAAGTACCGAGGGGCAATCAGCTCAGCCGCCAGCATTGGGTCATTCGGAAGACAGCCACCGGACTTCACCCACTCGGACGCCATGAAATACATCTCGGTGCGCTTGTTGTTGAACCGCTTCGGGTCCAACGGTTTGCTGCCGAAGTTCACGGGACGCACGACGCGCGAGTAGCCGCGGGCCTTGCATTGATCGATGGTGCCCCCGCCGCTAGGTCCACCCTCGTCAACGAAGAACGCATCCGGCTTCCACTTCTTCGACTCAGCGAAGCGCACCACTTGGTCAGCCAGTTCAACCGTGTCGAGCTGCCGAAACTCCTTCACCTGGAAACACATGCGCCCTTGGCGCGGGACGAAGGTGCTGGCGTCGTCGCCGAAGTACGCCGTGTCGACACCCACCACTCGGGCGTCGTTCTCGAAGGCCGAGTCGGGCAGGGTGCGCTCCATCGCCTCGTCAACGTCACGGGCGTCGAGCAACTTGTTGGGCTGTCGGTCCGGGAACTCGGCGAGGATGTTCACCTTGACGATGAAGCTGTTGCGTCCGTACTCGGCGATTTGAGCGCGAGCCTCTTCGATGTCGATGCGGGGGGAGCGCTTCGGGTCATCCGGGTCACCGGTGATGCGCGTGACGTGGAACATGTGCCGCCGCTTGCCCGAGGCGTCCCAGATTGGGCCCTCGGTGCGGGTGCAGTTGCCCATCAGAACCATCTTGGTCTCTCGACCTCCCGTCAGCGCCGCCTCGGCCGCCGACACAACTCCGGTCGGCATGTCGCTGGCCTCGTCGAGCAGCCACAACAGGAAGTCCTCGTGCAGGCCTGCGATGGTGTTGGCCTGCTGCTCCGGGCTCGCGTCCTGGGCCCACGTGCGAGCTGACGCCCACCACGTCTCAGGGTGGCTCACCTGCTTGATGCGCGTCTCAGTCCACTCGAATTGCGAGAGCAGAATTGGCGAGCGCTTCTGCCACTTTTTGAACTCGGCCCAGAGTCCGTCTCGAAGGTTCGGACCGGTGATGCTGGTGCAGGGCACCTTGCAGTGTGGCCGAGTCAGCAGGAAGTTCCAGCCCAGCCACGCCATGAGCGCGGTCTTGCCGGGGCCCTTACACGCGACGCCGGCCATGCGCTTGGCCTTCGGGAACGCCGAGAGCATTTCGGCTTGCCACGCATCTGGCTCGACGCCCAGGCATTCGCGGACGAAGGCGACGGGGTCAACCTTCCAGCGGCGAAGCTGGGTGGCCTCGGGGCTCACTTCGACGGCTCCTCGGTGAGCGTCTCGCGCAGCAAGTCCTCGAGCGACTTCCCGACGCTCAGTTCGTGCCGCTGAATGAATGCGCCTTGGCTCTTGGCCAGCAGGTCGCTCGCCCGCAGCCGCGCCGTTACGTCCTCGGTCTTGTCGAGGACGATGTTGGACCACTCCTCCTGCAGCTCTGCCACGTTGAGTGCGAGGCGCTTGAGCACGCCCTCCTCGCGCGCGTCGAGCGCCTCACGAATCTTCGGGTGGCGCTTGAGGTGGTAGCCGGTGATGGCCAGCACCTTGTTGCTGCCGGTGTAGCCCGCCTTGCGCGCGGCGTCGGCCGCGTTGCCGTCGTACGCCTCGACGAAGCGCTTCTGGCGGGGGGTAAGTGCCACGCAAACAGAGTGGCCCTAGTGGTGGACAGCGTGAGACTCAGTCCTTAAGTGGCGTGCCGTCCCGCTTGGTGAAACGCAGTCGGCCGCGCGAGGTGAGCTTGTACCGGTACAGCGCCTGCTCAAAGGTGTGGAGGGCGCGCCCATACTCGCCGCGCGGGTTCCCCTCTGACGGGCGCTCGGTGTCTTCGGCGAACTTCAGGGCCGCTCGCACCATGCGCTGGAGTGGATTGTCGCCCCGCTCCTGTACGTCTGAACTCAGAGGGCGACGTCTGGTGCGGCGCTGCACGTGAGTCCAACACAGGCCACCGCGCTTCGCTTCTTTGCCACAGCCATCAACGCTGCACGCAATCAAGTCAGGCGTCCTCCGGTCCAAGGGACGCACGGATTTCTATGCGGGTGCCTGCGAAAATATCAAGCCCCGTTCTGCTCTCCACCGCTCGCGCACCAGGATGACCAGCGACTGGCCGGCCTTCGCCGTGCGTCGCAGCTCCTCGAGCGTCGCCTGTGGGTTGGCCTCGAGTGCCTCGCGTACCGCCCGTGCCTTGGCGAGACGAGCGCTGGGTTTCAGGGGCTCAGGCATTGCGTCTCCACAGGAGCAGGCACGAGGTGAAGTTCGGCTCGGCCGTGCCGATGCCAGCGGGATTGCCAGGCCCTCCGTACGGGAAGCGCTCCGGCGCGAAGTGCGTCGACAGTTGCACTGCGGCCTCGCGCAGCGGTGGCCCGTCGAAGTTGCGGCCGTCGCGGTGTGGCTCGACGAAGTCCCTCCACCAGCGGCGGTGTGTCCTGTCCCCTGGCAGCAGCATCGCGACGCTGTTGACTTGTTGTGGCCCCGGCGCCGCTCCGATTGGCCAGCGCATCTCCCGCCATGCCTTCTCGACCCACGGCCCGATGTCGTCCCACGGCGGATTGCAGAACACGTCGCCGAACCACGGCATGCGCAGCCCATTCTCGGCCTTGCCGTACCAAAGGTGCGCGTGATGCGACTCCTCGCAAGCGGCCACGTCGAGGTCGAATTCGCGCACGCCGGCCATGCGGCGGCACCAGTCCAGGGCGCGCGGAATGGTGAAGCGCTGGTTCTCGTCGGGGTTGCCGTTGTGTGGCTGCACCTCGGGGAACAGGTCGTGGGTCATCGTTGCCACCAAATGTTGGCCGCGAGCAGCACGAGAAAGAACGCGACGAAGAACCACGTCGACGGGCGACGAATATTCCGCCGCCAGCCGTCTGTGTAGTTCTCGCACTCACGACACCACGGAACTCCGCAGTCGCGAAACTCCCAGCTCCATGCCGAGTGCTCGCACCATGGTGCCGTTGCGGTCCAGTCGCGCTTCATCGCACGGCTCCGTCCGGCGTGAATGCCGGGCAATCGGCGGCATGCAGTCGAGCCTCGGGACCGTCGCGCCATTGGTCGCACCACCGGCACGTTCCGTCTTCGCTCTTCTTGATCAGCGCACGTAGTCGCCGTGTTTCACCGCGCTGCAGCCGCAGCAACACACGGAGGTCAGAGGCGCCCGTCAATTCCAGGTCGCTGTCGTCGTCATCGGTCATGGCGGTACTCCCTCGGGTAGGACTCCGGGCAATCGCAGGCCTGGCCTGCCCATGTCTGGCACTGCTCGTCGTGCCGCAGCGGCTCACGCAGGGCCAGCTCGATGGCATGGTCCACCACGCGGCGCACCGTTGCCTTCTCGAGGGGCACGCCCTGGTCGAGGAGCTTGCGGCAGAACTGAAGGTCGGAGAGGGTCATGGCTCAGCCTTCAGTGCGGCGTGGGCCTTGGCGCAAACTTCGTCGTGACAGGTGTCGTAGTTGGTCGCGAAGTCATGGGTGCGCAGGTGGTTACGCTGGGCCGTAGTACGAAGCGCAGCCTCAAGCGCATCGATCCGGTCGCACAGCCACACGGTCTCGGGCGCGGTCGCGCCGCCAGTGATTGATTCCCCGGCTGCCATCGCAACGATTCGCATTGTCGTGATGTCCGGCCTCATGGCCACCACCAACGCCCCATGGCCCACAGGGCGCCGAGGAACACCGCCCACGCCGAAAGGGCAAGCAGTGAGCCCTTGTACAGCGACGAGCGCTTGGCCCGCTCGCACCGGTCGCAGGTGCAGTCGTGAAACAGCGTGTGGTTCATTCGTCGTCGCTCCTGTGGTTGACGTGGTTGGGAGTGGCCAACCGTTGAAGGCGCTGCTGCACCGACTCCTGCGGCGGGTTGCGCGGCACCACCTGCCTCGGTGGCTCAGCGAAGAGCGCCGGCTGCTGGGCCGCCGCCTCACGCTCGCCGATGGTTGAGCGGGCGAGGCGCTTGGCCAGCTCGCGGTGATCCGGGTCTGCTGCCGGGTCGAGCGCCTGCACCTGAAACACGACGCCTTCCTGCGACTCGTCGTCGACCAGGACGCGCTTGATGTGCCACTCCCCAATCTGCTTGTCGTCGAACCAGAGCCGCTCGTTGATGGCGTCCTCGAGCGCCTTGATTCGGTTCAGCCCGTCACTCGACAGACGGCAAAGGAACACCGTCACGTACAACTCGACGGGCCCGCCCATCGGCTTCACTGGCAAGCACCGATGGGCGAGGCGTCGAAAGTCCTTCGCTTCCCCGGTTGCCACGAGCCGCACCATTGGGCGCTTCGGTGGCCGGTTGTGGCAGTAGACGCAGGTGAGGTCCCCCATCGTGGTGGGGCGCACCAAGTCGTTCGCGCTCGGAGGTAGGGGAAGTTTGAAGGCTGGCATGATCAGTCCTGCGCCCCCACTGCCGCCCAGTCGCTCGCGAGCAGGTCAGCCTGGGAGGCGAGCCACGGCACCCGCTTGCCGTCGACTGTCGTGATGAACACGTACGGCAGCGTCATCTTCGAGTTCTCGTCTGGGACTTGGAGCCTGAGGTATTGCCCCTTGCCGTTCCAACCAGGGCGCGTGACCTTCCCGCCGTTCCACAACTGCTTCACGGCCCAGCCGATGTCGTTGTCTTCTCCCATGGCTCAGGCCTCCGCTGACGGGGCTTGCTTCTTCTTGGCCCGCTGCTCGCCGATGTCGGTGACCGCCTCGCCGTCCGAGTCGTCATCGCCCTCGCCAACCTCGTCGATGGCCTGAACCTTCACCTTCTCGCTCAGCGTCAACGTGACGAGCAGCGGCGGGTCAGCGTTCCTGTCCTCGTACACGGTGAGCTTTTTCTTCTTCATCGAGTCGACCAGGATTTCTCTGGCTGCCAGCTCGTTGTCCTGCGCCGCCTTGCGCTTCTTGCTGCTGCGCTTGAAGGCCTCGGCCAGTGCGTCGAGTTCCTTGTCGCCGGTTGGGGTTTCCATTCCTGCCAGCTCTGCTTGACGTCCCATTGCCTGTTGCTCCTTCGGTTGGTGCTGCGTTGGACTGCGGTGAAAAGTGCCGGACCGCGCGGGGGAGGGGGGGGAGACCGCGCAGCCGGCCGGCTCAGCCGTCGAGCCTTTCTGGTGTCTCATTGGGCATACCCACGTCGGTCCGCCGCCATGCCTTGGCCACGCGACACGTCACGGCGCGGTGGGCGGGCGCAACCATCGGCAGGTCCGTGTCTGGGTTGCGAATGTTCCTTGCCTTGCGGTGCTTCACGCTGAACGTGCCGAGGCCGGACCAACTGAATCGCCCACGCTCCCAGGTCAGTTCAGCTACCAGCGCAACCGCATCGCCAAGCAGCTCGCGCACGGACTTCTTGGTGAGCTGATGCTTGTGGGCCAGCACGTCGACGAGTTCCTGTGTGTCGCCGTTCATGCGGCCCCCTTGCGTGTCTGCTGCTGCGCCAGCTTGAGCAGCGCCTGGTCGTAGAGCCGCTGCACCTGCTCCAGCTGACTGGTGCGGACCTCGAGTTCCTGCTCAAGCAGTGCAATCCGCGAGCGCAGCTCAGTCTTCGTAGGGGTCTCGGGCTTCATCGCATCGACCCCTGTCCGCAGTCGTAGACACGCCCGGTGCGCAGTCTGTCCCCGAGCCGGGCACCCATGCGCGCGCTGAACTCGTCCATCGTCAGCGTGTTGACCGTGATGACCGTACGCTTGTTGTTGCCCCACCGACTGTCGAGCACGTCCTCGAGCCAGGACTTCCACCCGGCGTTCTCAAAGTCCGCGCCGATGTCGTCGATGATGAGAACGCCGGCCTTGCGCGCCTGCTCGGCCTGCACCGCCGCCTCGGCCCCGAAAACGGTGTTGCGGCTTGCCGCTGGCGCACGCACCCACCGCGCACTGAAGTTGCGGGTGAGCATCTGATGGGCAATCCACGCTGCCGCAGAGGTCTTGCCGACGCCGTAGCCGCCAAAGAGCACCAGGCACCAGTCGCCCGAGTTGAACCAGTCCCGGGCGCACTCGATGGCCACCGTGTCCCGCGGCTTGCGAACGACTTCGATGCACTCCTTGGGACAGCCCAAGCGCTCCAGGCGCTCGTAGAGGTACTCGGCGGTGTTGGCTTCCCATTTGGCAGCCTCGAGCCGTTCCTCGACGGTCGTGTATTCTGCGTCCAGTTCGTGCCACTGGCGGGCAGCGTCGGGATTGGCCCGCTCCCACCTGGCCACCTGCTGCCGCCACGCCTTGTGCCGCTCCCGAATGTCGCCCTTGAGTCCACCACTCAGCCAGGACACGACCGGGGCCGGGGGGCGACCCAGGCGCACCATGCGTTCGTCCAGTGCCACAAGCTCCGGGTGGTAACCGCTCGCAAGAGTGCTCATCGGTTGATGACCTTTCCGGTGTTCCAGTCGAGTTCGCCGACCTGATGCTCTCGAGGCCGTCCGGCGTCGCGCATCTTCTCGAGCGGCGTCATGGGGCCCGCCTTGCCGGTGAAGTGATCGAAGTTCTTCACTAACTCAGGAAGCGTTCGGACCTTCGGGAAGCCCTGTTCGCGCAACGCCCGTTCCCACGCAGCCAGGACGGTCGGCTCGACGCCCATACCCAGCAGGCTCGTCACGGCCTTTGCGTTGCGGCCACCAACGGACTTGTCGGTCGCGCTGCCGAACGCGTACTTGGCGCCGATGACCCGTTCGAAGGCCTCACACAGCGCCTTGACCATCGGCGCGTGACGCGGGTCTGTCGGCGGCTCGTCGTGTGAGTTTTTCTTAGGCGGGTGCTTGTCCGGCGACGCGACTTGTCGCGGCGGGATCCTTTCGGGCAGGGCAGGGCAGGGCAGGGCAGGGGACGGAGGGTGACTAGATCTGTCGCCGTCTGCCGCGGACTGGACAGCGTCTGCCGCCGTCTGCCGGTGCGGTGTAATAACAATCGGTGTTTGAGTGGTGCGTGCAGTTGCCTTGGCCTTCTCGCGCTGCTCGCGCTTGGCCTGGGCATTGGTCTTGCGAGACTCCTGGGCGTCGTTGAACTTGGGGATGATGAGCGCCCCATTCACGAGTTCGACGGTGCCGTCGGCCAAGAAAGCTTCTAGAGCTGGGGTCACGACGGCCTCGGGAATCGCAACCATCAACGCGATTGACCTGGTGGGCTCGCGACCGCCGACCAGGAGAATGCCGGCGTTGTCGACAGCGCGAAGAAGGAGTGGGAACAGCGCCCTGCCCTCCCACGGCCACGATCGCCAGGTGACCGTGTCGCGCGTGAATAGTTTCACGTACTTCTCGTCGGCCCAGTCCATCAGCCGATCGCCCCCAGCGTTACCGACCGCGGGAACGCAACCCAGTGCAAGGTATCGTCACAACGTGGCGAAACGGTTACAGGTGTACGGCGCAAGGTCCCCTCCGGGCTCTAAGGCGTTGGTGCTCCTGAACGTCCGTGGACTACGAGCAGCCCGACCGCGCCGAGTACGATGGCCGCATGAGCTTGCTGATCGGCCTGGTCGCGGCCTGCGTTGGAATGGCCTGCCTGCACTTCTTGCTGCTGCTCGCGCGAGCGAAGGACGGGCCGCACGAGTTCAGTGGCTACAACTGGTTGGCGATTCAGACTGCAATCCTCTGTATGGGCCTGCTGCTGTTCGTGGCCATGGTCGCGCTGGTGGTGATCGGCAAAGAGATCGGCCACGACCTGACGATTGCCGGGCTGCCGCTGTTCGTCGGCTGGGTCGTGCTGATTCGCGGCGTGGCCGTTCCATACGGGCGCCTGGTGAAGCGACTGGAGTCGCACTTCGCGGCCCGTCGTCATGCCGAACGTTTCGAGCAGCGCCAGCCGCCTCGGTGAGGAGTCAGCTTGCCGATGGTCTTCTGGAAGAGCGCGTGAACGTCCCGACGTGACCGGTTCGGGTGCTGCTCCCATGCTTCGAGGTTCATCTCGAACAGGACGCGGCGGAACTCGATGAGCGCGTACTCGCTCTCTGGACCACCGTCCGCGGCCTCACGAGTGGCGCCAATGAGGGAGCGGCCATGGAAGCGCCAGAGCCCCCACGCGCGGACGAGGACGCGGCGGACTCGGCGCTTTTTCTCGTTGCCAGACGCAAGGTGGAACGGCTGAAGTGCGTCAGGCCGCTGAACCTGGAAATCCCCGGACAGGGCGATTTCGAGATCGTTACCGGTCGGTGACGGTTTCTGAAGATGGGTGCCGGAAACCCGGCGCAACGGTACGACATCTGCCACGGCAAGCCCGGGATCCCCCAGGCCGATTCGTCACGAGGTCTGCGCCAACATTCGACGTCGCATAATAAGCGCGTATGCGACTTTGAACCTCGGGAACCGGCCTCCTTTCATGGTGATGGGTTGATTTCTACGTCTCGCTACCGCCCTTGCAGCGACATGTCGCTTCAGGACGATGTCCCAATCAGGGCCTGCGCACGGCGCGCATCGCGCTTCGCATCTTTCGCCCGAAGCGCCTCGCCCTGAAGACGGGTGATTCCGAGGTTGCGACGGGTGCTGATCGCAGACCAGCGCCAGACACCTGCGCCATGTACATGCGTCACGGTCAGCCTACAGAACGCCGTGTCCTCGACTACCGAACTCCCAATTCCCAGTCGGCGCCAGGCCATCAGGCCGCCCCCTTCTTTTTTCCGGACCGCGACTCCTGTTCGCGCTCACCCTCGTACTTGGTCAGCGCCCACCGGAGCAGATGCATGATGGTCTCGGTGCGGTTGTTGCCAGTGCCCTTGGCACACGAGTCAACACGCTCCAGCAGCTTCTTCGGATAGCGAATCGAGAGCGGAATGCCTTCGCCTTCACCGTCTGGAACAACTGGGTCCACGAGCCGACTCCTCCATTCCGTTGCCGTCGCCATCTGTATCGCTGGTCTCATGTGCCGAGTCAATAGCATGTATCGGCGCCGTATCGCAACAGTTGACGTACGCGATACGAGCATGATACTGATAGGCGCATGAACGACGAAGACAAAAACGATGTTGGGCTGCAGGAGCCGGTCAACCTTTGCCGGGAGTGCGGTGAAGAGCTGCCGAGCGATGGGGCGTTCTGGTGCTCGGACATGTGCCGCGCCTTCGCCAGCGAAGCGAATGAGGCCGACCGGGCGGGGGTGGAGCAATGAAGACCGAGCGCTTTGGTGTCGAAGAGCTGCGCCTGACAGTCGCCTGGTGCAATCGCCAGAACGAGACGTTCAACCAGCAATTCAGCGCCGGGGTCCTGGCTCAGCTGTGGCGGTTCGCCGTGGCCTCGGACTTCGAGTGGGGGGAGTTCGCCGACGAGTGGCCGGAGGAAGTGTTGGTCCATGCCGTCGCCGGAATGAGCCCCAGCTTCGTGCGCGCTCGTCTTGCCGAGACGGAAGCGGGGTCAGCCTAAATGGGTCCGACCAAGAAACAGTGGGCGACCATCGCCCTGCGCCTCGATCGCTGGAGCAAGGCCCTCAAGCGCGAGGTCGAGTTGCACGGTCGGCCGAACTCGTTCGGCGTCACTGAACTGGCCGGCGAGTACGGACTCACTCGGCGCGACGGCTACTACCTCGGCAAGTTCCGCCTGTTTGATCTCTGGCAGCGGCTTGGTGGGCATGACGGCTGGGGCTCGGCGCCGACCTACTCAAACGGGAGGTTCTACCTGTGACCGCCTTCCACCAGGCGAGCGGGGACGATCGCCGCGCACTCCGCGCCCACCTGAAGAGGTACGGAATCGAGAGGAAGGACCTTAAGCGCCTGCGATCGGCGTTCGCGGCCCTGGTCGACCTTGGCCCCTCAATCAGTGCGGCCGAAGAGCAGGTGGCTTCGATTGGCAGCCCCACACGACGAGTCACCGCGGCTCTGCGCCTGCTCATCGACGGACCGAGCGGGGAGTTCTGGTCATGAGCCGCTTCATGTCCGTCGAGGAGGTCCAGCGCATTCGGGCCATCAAGAT